CTGCTGGCCGCCGTGCTGCTGCTCGCCGAGGGGCTCGATCTGCTGGGCACGCCATCGCCGGCCCCCCGGCTCGACATGGTCCCGCGATTTTTCTGGCCAAAATAATTTTGTCCAGATTTTTGGCCAGCGGCGCGGTGCTACAGCGCGACCATGCCGCCGCCGGTCCCCTGCCTGACCAAGCTGCGCCAAGAGACTGTTGAGCGCCTTCACACGCTCTGCCCGCCGTTCAAGCATGTCTACGATTCGCGCCTGCCGCAGCTTCGGCGCGATCTGTTGCCGGCGATCCGCGTCTACACGACCAGCGAGACCAGCAGCGGGCAATCGATCTCGATCCCCGACTTCCGCGTGACCGGCGAGCTGGTGATCCAGCTCGTGTGCGAGGACATCACCGACGCCAAGATCGCCGCGCGCATCGACCGCTATGTCGACATCGTCAAGAACCGCCTGCTGAGCGATGGCGACTGGCTGCAGCTCTTCGAGCGCGTCCTGTCGATGAATACCGAATTCGCGCGCAGCGTCGAAGGCGAATGGCGCAGCACCAACGCCACCATCACCTTCGAGCTGCAATACACCTGCGTGTGGGAGCCGCTCGTCCCCGACTGGTTTGAAACGCTGCGGCTCGACGTCGACGTGATCGATCCCGCCGCCGATCCCAACACCGGCCCGCCCGGCACGCCGCCCAACGTCGAGGGCGGCTATCCCGGCGGCTGGCCCGGCCCTGATGGGCGCATCGAGGTCGAAGCGCAGTTCGTCAATCCGAAACCGCCAGAGGGCTGGACACCGCCGACACCAGCGAAAGGGAAATAGGCCATGCCCGTATCCTTCGAGCGTATCCCCGCCAACATCCGCGTGCCGCTGTTCTACGCCGAGATCAGCGGGCGCGAGGCCGCCTACTTCCAGCTCCTGCAGCCGACGCTGCTGATCGGCCCGATGCTGCCGGCCGGGGCCGCCGTGCCGTACGAGCCGGTGCTGGTCACCGACTTCAGCCAAGCGGCCGGCCTGTTCGGCGCGGGTTCGGTGCTCGCCGACATGGTGGCGATCTACCGGCGCAACGATTCAATCGGCACGCTGTGGTGCATCCCGCATCCCGACGAGGGCTCGGCGGCGCATCTCACCGACACCATCGAGGGCACCGCGCAAGCGTCGGGCATGGCGGCGGTCTATATCGGTGGCGAGCGCTACGCCGTGGTGATCGCGCAGGGCGAGACCGGGCCGCAGATTTGCACCAAGCTTGCCGCCGTCATCAACAGCGACGCCTTCGCGCTGGTGGTTGCGGAAGCGCCGCCGCCCGAGACCGGCATCGGCACCAGCGGCACGATCAGCTACACCGCGAAGTCGAGCGGCGAGATCGGCAACACGATCATGCGCACGTGGAATTGGCGCGGCGTGTCGGGCGGCGAGATCATGCCGGCCGGGATCAGCGTCACCACCGTGGGCGGCCTGACGACGCAGCTCAGCGAAGGCGTGGGCCAGCCCGATCTCGCGCAAGTCATCGCCGCGATGGGCGATGACGAATACGACTTCATCGGCATGCCCTACACCGATCCCGCATCGCTCGATGCGATGCGCGAGGCGATGAACGATGTCGAAGGCCGCTGGGCATGGTCGCGGCAAATCTACGGGCACGTGTGGACCGCCAAGATGGGCACGGCCGGCGCGCTGCAGGCGCTCGGCACCACGCGCAACGATCCGCACATGACGGTGGCGGGCTTCGCCAGCTCGCCGACCGTGGGCTGGCGGCGCGCGGCGGCATGGACGGCACAGGCGGCGGGCTCCTTGCGCATCGATCCGGCGCGCCCGCTGCAGACGCTGATGCTGGTCGGCATCGAGCCGCCCCGGCGCGGCCAGCGCTTCACCATCGCCGACAGCAACACGCTGCTCTACTCGGGCATCGCCACCGAGATGGAATCGGGCGGCGGCGTCGCGATCCAGCGCTCGGTCACGACCTACCGCGTCAACGCATGGAATCAGCCGGACCCCTCGTGGCTCGACGTGCAAACGCCGTTCACGCTGGCCTTCATCATCCGCTTCCTGCGCCAGCGCATCCTGCAGAAGTTCGGCCGCCACAAGCTCGCCAACGACGGCACGCCGCTCGGCTTTGGCCAAGCCATCGTCACGCCGCGCATCATCAAGGCCGAGCTGGTCGCCGCCTACAGCGAGATGATGTCGATGGGCATCGTCGAGAACATCGAGGCCTTCAAGGCCTTCCTGATCGTCGAGCGCGATCCCAACGATCCCAACCGCGTCAACGTCCTGTTGCCGCCCGATCTCGTCAACCAGCTCCGCATCTTCGCGATGCTCGTCGAGTTCCGCCTGCAGTACAGCGCCAACGCGCTGGCGGCGGCGGCCTGATCGAAGGAGGCTCCCATGGCATGCAGACGCATTGCGGGCGTTGCGTACATTTTTGTCGACGGCCGACAGTATCCGCTGCGCGGCGATCTCACGATCTCCATCGACACCATCGAGCGCGAGGGCATCGCCGGGCAGGATGGCGTGCACGGCTTCACCGAGACGCCGCGCGTGCCGTGGATCGAGGGCGCGATCTCCGATCTCGGCGAGCTGTCGCTGGTCGCCCTGCAAGCGATGTGCGACGTCACCGTCACCGCCGAGCTGGCCAACGGCAAGGTCTACGTGCTGCGCAACGCATGGACGTCGACGCCGCGCGAATTCGCCGCCGCCGATGGGCAGGCCACGGTGCGCTGGGAAGGCATGTCGGCCGAGGAGCTGATGGCATGACCGTCACGCTCACCGAGCCGATCCAAGCGCACGGCAAGGAAGTCGGCGCGCTGGAATTCCGCAAGCCCAACGGCAACGACGTGCGGCTGTGCGGCTATCCCTTCACCATCACGCCGAACGACGACGGCTCGACCACCATCAAGCCCGATGCCGGCGCGATCTCGGCGATGATCGCCCGGCTCGCCGGCATCCCGCCCAGCTCGGTCGGCCAGCTCAACTTCCTCGACTGGAACAACTGCATGGGCGAGGTCTTCAGTTTTTTCGGTCAAGCCCTGCCGACGTCATCGAGCGCTGCTTCAACCTTGCGTGGGTCTGGAAATGGCCCCCTGCAGTAGCGCTCGATCTCAGCTTCGATGATCTGCTGCTCTACGAGGAGCAGACCAGCCGCATCCTGCGCGAGATCGAGATCAACCAACTGCCGCCAAATCGTTGAACGAGTCGCTAGATGGCCGACAACATCGTCATCAGTGCAGTCGCCGAGGTGATCGACAAGGCGTCGGCCCCGCTGCGCGGGATCATGGGCCTGTTCCCCGGCATGCAGCAGGCGGCGAAGGCGGCCGGCGGCGCGCTGAGCGGGATCGGCAGCTCGATCAGCGGCGTGTTCACCGGCATCGGCCGGGGCGTCTCGGGCGCGGTGAGCGGCATCGCGCGGATCGGCTCGGGCCTCGCCGGCCTGTTCGGCCCGATCAGCGGCCTCACCGGCCTCTTGAGTGCCGGCGGCCTCACCGCCGCGATCACCAGCTTCGCCAACACCGCGCGCGACATCGGCCGAACGTCGCGCGCGCTCGGCGTCACCACCGACTTCCTGCAGACCATGCGGCTCGGCGTCGGCGATGCCGAGGCGGCGGATCGCGCGCTAAAGAACCTGCGCCAGACGCTGACCCGAGTGGGCCAAGGCGGCAAGGCGGCGCAGCCGGTGGCCGATCTGCTCGCCAAGATGGGCGTCAATGCCGAGATGCTGCGCGCCGGCAGGCTCGAAGAGATGTTGCCGATGATCGCCGCCGGCTTCGCCGCGAACGTCGGCCCGCAGCAGCAGGCGGCGGCGGCGCAAGCGCTGTTCGGCAAGGCGTGGGTCGACGTGCTGCCGCTGCTGCAGAAGGGACCGGAGGGCCTGCTGGAGGCGGCCAAGCGCATCCGCATGTCGACCGAGGAAGTCGCGCGCGGCGAAGAGGCCGCCAAGGCGCTGCGCTCACTCGGCGATGCCGTCGAGCGGGCAAAGAACGCCATCGTCTCGGCGCTCTTGCCGGCCTTCACGCCGTTGGTCGAGGGGCTCACCAAGTTCATCGAGAACAATCGCGAGCTGCTCGCGCAAGTCGCGCTGCCCGGCTTCATCACGGCGATTGGCGTGGCACTGGCGGCGATGCTGGCCAAGGTCGTGGCGCTGGCCGGCCCGTGGGGCATCCTCACCGCCGCTATCGTCGGCGGCGCGGTGGCGCTCTATCAAAACTGGGGCGACGTGAAGAAGTTCATGGACGAAAATCTCGGCGGCATGGGCACCGCGCTGGAGACCGCCGCCAAGGGCTTCAAGAGCTGGGCCAAGCAGACGATGAACGAGATACAGGCGGGCTTCGCCGAAGGCGGCGCGGCCGGCGGTTTCGATGCGATCTGGCGGCAACTGAAGAGCGGCGCGACCGACGCTTTCAAGGGGATCGGCGACGCCTTCACCAACATCAACTGGGCCAACGTCGGCCAGTCGGCGGCGACCGCGCTGTTCAATGCGTGGAAGGCCTATATGAGCTTCAGCGAATGGGTGTGGGAGCAGTTCGGCCAGATCGACTGGAACGCCGTGCTGAATTCCATCGCGGCGGCCTTCAAGGCGGCGTGGACCGGCGCGATGAACATCCTCGACTGGCTGGGCGAGCTGGACTGGGCGACGGTCGGCGAGACGGCCGGCCGCGTGTTCGTCAAAGCGCTCATCGCCATAGGCCGCGCGCTGCTCAAGATCGGCGAATGGTTCGTCAACGTCGACTGGGGGGAAGTCGGCACGGCGGTCTTCGAGGGCTTCATGAAGCTGCTCGGCGTCATGGGCAAGATCGGCCTGAAGCTGATCACCGGCTTGGTCAAGGGCATGGTCGCCGGGCTCGATCTCAGCGAGCTGGGCGCGGCGATCAGGAACCGCCTCGAAAACCTCGTGCCCGGCGGGGCCGGCGGCTGGCTCGGCCGCAACCTCGGGCTCGCGCCGACCGCCGCCAACACCAACACGCCGCTGCCGGTGCAGGCGGCAAACGCGCAGCGCGGCATCAATGATCTCAACGTCAACATCACGACAGAGCCCGGCACCTCGGCCGAAGTCACCAGCAACCGCACGCGCGGGCCCGCCGCGCCGGCCAATGTCGATGTCGGCCAGTCGACCTACTCGCAGAGTGTCGGGTGATGGCCAACTGGAAAGACACGCTGCGCCGCGCCTCGTTCCGGGGCGTGCCGTTCTACACCGAAAGCCATGGCGGGCAGACCGGCCGGCGCTGGGCCGACCACCAGTACCCCGGCCGCGACATTCCCTATGCCGAGGATTTGGGCCGCAGCCAGCGCGTGTGGACCTTCACCGGCTACCTGATCGGCGACGACTATCCGCAGCGCCGCGACCAGCTCGTGCGGGCGTGCGAGCTGGCGGGCTCCGGCGAGCTGGTGCATCCGACCATCGGCAGCGTGCTCGCGGTGTGCCGCTCGGTGAGCCATCGCGAGGAGCGCACGCGCGGACGCTACGTCACGCTCGACTTCGAGTTTGCCGAGGCCGGCCAGCTCCTGATGCCCGGCAGCCTCGCCGACATGGTGAGCCAGATCGCCGGCTACGCCCTGCCGCTCGGCACGACGGCGGCATCGAGCTTTGGGCTGGGTTTCGACACGACCGGCGGCGGCGCGTGGCTCACCAGCGCGGCCGAGAACCAGATCGTTGGCCTGTCGGGCGATCTCCGGCAGCAGCGCCTGCCCGCGCCCGGCGTCGATCAGTCGACGCTCGACCGCCGGCTCGCCTATCTCGACCACAATGCCGGGCTGCTCGCGCGCGATCCGCAGCGCTTGAGCTATGCCACCGACCAGACCTTCGCCGCCTTCACCGAGGCCGGCGAAGCGGTGCCGGTGATGAACACCATGCTGCGCATGGCCGCGCGCACCACCGTGCTGACATGGCTGCCGTCCGCCGTCGCGCGCTTCCAGCCGTTCGGCATGATCGGCGGGCCGGCGATCTACCGCCTGCCGGTGATCGAGCGCCGCCGCGTCAACACGCTGGCCTATGACACCTACTGCCGCTGCCTCGCCTTGAGGGAGCTGGGCTATGCGATCCCCGGCGTGCCGCTCTACAGCTATGACGAGGCGATGCTGCTGCTCGACGAGATCGCGCAGACTTTCATCGAGCTGGAAGGCGCGACCGCCGACGAGGGCGACGACGACGCCTTCCGGGCGCTCGCCGATCTGCGCGCGGCGATCTCGCGCCTGATCCGCCAGCGCGCGACCAACCTCACGCCGCTGATCAACTACCGCGTGATCGGCCCGACGCCCGGCAATTCGCTCGCCATGGCGTGGCGCATGTATCAGGACTCGGGCCGCGATCTCGAAGTGGTCGAGCGCGTGGTGGCGCGCAATCCGGCCTTCCTGCCGTTCACCGGCAAGGTGCTGGCGTCATGAACGGCACCTCGCCCTTCGCGCTCTATGTCGACGGCATGGAGTACAGCGGCTGGAAGTCGATGCGCATCACGCGCGGCCTGTTGCGCGCCAGCTCCGACTTCGATCTCGAAGTGTCGGAGCGCTGGCAGATCGAGCAGGGCGGCACGTGGCAGATCATGCCGGGCAGCGCCTGCGAGCTGCGCAAGGGCAACGAGCTGCTGTTCAGCGGCTGGGTCGACAGCTATCGCCCGAGCTACGACAGCGGCGCGCATGCGGTGCGGCTCGCCGGCCGCTCGAAGACGTGCGACTTCGTCGATTGCTCGGTGCTGGTCGACGGCGGCCAGTTCAAGGGCCTGACGGTCGGCGAGATCGCCCAGCAATTGGCCCAGCCATTCGGCATCGAGATCGACGTGCAGCAGGACGGCGAGCCCGAGGCCGAGGTGCAAGTCCAGCAAGGGGAGACGTGCTTTGCTCTGGTCGAAAGATTGTCGCGCCTGCAAGCGCTTCTGGTCACTGATGACGCGCGCGGGCGGCTCGTTCTCACGCGGGCCGGCGCGGGCCGCACCGCCACCCCCCTCCGTCATGGGCAGAATATCCTCGCCGCCAATGCCGAGATCGACGAGTCCAAGCGCTTCAGCGAAATCCTCGTCAAGGCCCAGCGGCCGGGCAACAACAACAAGTCCGACGACGACGCCTCAACCGCCGGCAACGGCAACGGTGAAGCCTACCACGCCGCCATCGCGCGACTGAGCGCGATCCCCAACGTCGGCGAGCGCTACCGGGCGCGCATGCAGGTGCAGCGCGCGAGCGGCGGGCGACGCGGCAATCCCAAGTCGCTCACCGAGGTGCACGGCACGATCTTCGACAACGAGATCACGCGCTACCGGCCAATGGTGATCGTCGCCGAGACGCAGGCCGACGACGGCGCGGCCGAGAAGCGCGCCGAATGGGAAGCGCGCCGCCGCAAGGCCGATGGCACCAAGATCGTCGTCACCGTCAACGGCTGGCACCAGCCGACCGGCGCGCTGTGGGAAATCAACCAGTCGGCGCTGATCGAATCGGAGTGGCTCGCCATCAATCGCGAGCTGCTGATCAGCGAGATCACCTACAACTACGACGACAACGGCGAGCGCAGCTCGATGGAGCTGGTGCACCCCGACGCCTTCCTGCCCGATCCCGAGCGCAAGACCAAGAGCACGCCATCGGCCACGCAGCGCGCCGGCCGGCGCACCAGCGGAGCCAAGGGGCGCAAGTCCGATCCGTTCGCCGACTGGAAGCCGACCGGC